GCCAGATTCAGGCGCGGCACGCTCACGCAGCCACTCAGCCAGATCCTCATCGTAGCTCGGCGGCAGCGGCAGATCAGCCGCCACGGGCATAGGCGCACGCGACATACGCGGATTCTGCGCGCTGCTGGCGTACATCATGCGGTCGCATTGCAGCGAGAGGGACCTTAGTGCAAGCTGTGTCCGTAGGATTTCCAGCCTTGGCGACGGTTTATTCAACCTCATGTGCAATCTCCTTGTGTGTGGTGGGCGGCCACTACACCCGTAGTGGCGCGGTGTCGAAAACCGTGATGATGTGCCGCATGGTCGCCCGTGAAAGAGTATGTCCTATCTAGTTGAGCAGCGCCAAGTAGAAAATACTATCGAACCGGATTAGCAATAGAAATGTCGCTGCCAAGCGAAGTCTGTGACCAGTGCACGCCGCGCTCATCGCCCACATGATGCAAGAATGCGATGTAAGCCGAGTACAAGCTCTTGGTGAACCGCTTCGATTCGATTGGCGTCATCACGAACCCGTCGCCAGTGATGAGCGGCACCATGCGCGGCTTGCGCGTACGCCAATCTTCGGCGAACTCCGGCATGTCCTTGGTGGCTAAGTAAAACGCGTACTTCAGCGCCTCTTTCCACAGCGCTGCGTCTGCCTTCGCGCCGGCCAGCAGCGCATCCCTGGCGATGTCTCGATAGCAAGAGTGGCACAGGCGCTCTTGGTCTCGGCTCTTGCCGTCGAACGCCTCGACTGTGAATGCGTGGCCGGCCATCAAGTACGGCTTGAGCCGCTCGTACATCGATGTGAGCGCAGTCCACCCCTGCTGTGCGTTTCGCAGCTTCGTGGATATCGTTGTCACGGCAGAAGCCCAACGTCGCACAGCACCTTGGCGACGTGCTTGTTGCACTTTGCCAATTCGCGCAGCTTGTAGGTTGTCTCGGCAGCGTTCATTCGTTCCAGAATCCTGCGCGTGTCTCGCGGATATAGCGCGCCCTGGCCGTAGGCGTAGTGGCACCCAGGGATGCCAAACCTTGGTCCGCACAGCGGTACACAAGTCAGGTCGCATGACTTGATCGCCAAGCCCTTGCCCTGCTCCGCGTGTGCCGCCTGGCTGTAGCCATCGACGCCGCACTCGGCGCATGGAAGCGACGCCACCAGCCTGCGATACGGCTCCGAGCGGATTGGCGCATCCTTCGGCACGCTGACCGCGGTATCGCCAGACGCCGCCATCACGCCTCGCCCAGTGCCGAGAGTCGGCACAGAGCGCTTGCGCTCCAGCACTGGGCGACGGAATGGGCTGCGTTTCACGACCCGTACCCAGCCACAGCACGAGAGATCCGTTCCGCGATCCGCATAGCCTCCTGCCGTTCAGGCACGCGCCGCTGCGACCCGGGGATCACATAACCTGCGGGGAGCGCCTCGCGGCCGATGGCGAGATCTGCCGGCCGCTCTTCCGCCCACACAAGATGGCAGCGGTACACGGGCTCGCCGGCCACTTGGCTTGCGGCTTGATCCACCATGTAGCCGATGGGCTTGCGTTCAGATGTGCAGAATTTGATGTCATCGATCATGCAAGATGCTCCGTGCAAAGAATGTGCGTTTCGTGGAATTGTCGAATGACTCGCGCGTAGTATTCGCGAGCGTGCTTGATCTTCTCGATCATGGCCGCCTCAAGCTCTGCGTCTCGCTCGTAGCTCCATGTCGTCACCCGCATGTGCTCAGGGATGTGACCTACCATGTGCAACTGCGGATCTTCCCACTTGCACAGGTCATCAGGCGTGTCCACGAGGCAGTACGCTATGCGCCCGCGCGGCTTGTTCCACAAGCGCATGTAGGCCCTGAGTTGCCACTCGTATAGCTTGCGCTGCGTCTCTGCGATGTCTTCTTCAGAGATTGGAAATGTGGCGACGGACCACGCGGTCTTGATGTCAACAACCTCGCCAACGTCTGGCAGATCAGTCTCGCCAGATAGGTATTCGTCGCAGCGACGCTCGCAGTTCTTAGTGAGCGACTTACCGAATACGCTGTTGTACAGGGCGATGCTCGCCTCTTCGCACTGAGTGCCCTTGTCAATCTCCTTGCTGCGTACGGTGAAATCTATTCCGAAGATATCCTCCGCGGCAAGCTGACGGATGTGAGCCTTGGCAGTATCAGTGAGCAGCTCACCCTTCTTTTTCGGCTCTCCCATCAGCTTGCCGACAGAACTGCAGCGGAACAGCGGCCCGCTCATTGGCCGTCCTCCGGTTGGCCCGCATCCGCTGGCTGCGAGGCAGGATCTGCGTCGATGGTATTGGCCTCCAGCGCAGTCTTCAGTGCGCGACGATGCGCAGCAACAGCGTCGCGGAATGCCGCGTACCCGGCCCTGTCCTTGGCGGCTGTGAACGCCTTGCCGCCATCCTGCCAGACGGCGGCGGCATCCGCATCGGTGTTTGTGGCCTGCGCCTTGGCGATCCACTCGGCGAGCGCGCCGCCGGCCGCAGCATCCACCGCGTCGTCATCGTGGTGCTGGATGCTGCGGCCCTCCATCTCGTCCGCAGTGGGCTGGGATCCAAGCTCAGGGAAAGCCTCGCGCAGGGCCTGCGCCGTGGCGCACTTGGCGATCTGCCCGCGCGGTCGCTTCGTCCACATGGCATTCGGCGCGATCGACTTTTCCTTGCCGCCCTTGACCGCGTAGTTCTCCAGCCAGTATTCGGTCGCAGTGAACTCAGCGACCATCCCGCCAACGAGTCGGCGCACCGTAACGCGCGCCCACTCCGGGAATGCGATCTTCACGCCGCCAATCGTTGCTTCGGTCATGGTCCCGAATTCAGGTTCGCTCTTGCCGACATACTGGCCCGTGCGGCTCGCTTGCGTGCGGTACAGGCCGATCCCCGGCATGACCACATCGCGCATTTTCCCGACTTCCCTGTCCCACATCGGCACGATGTGCACAGGCTTTTGCATCGGGTCAAGTCCAGCGGCTTTGCAGTACCCGAGCACCAAGCGAATGCTGTCGTTTGATGCGCCTGGGTACAGGGACGACCCAAGAACTCGCAGCAAGTCCTCCTCTGGCATGGCGAGAGCGCCACCGGCCTGCACTGTCAGTTCGTTTGACATCATCACTCCAGGTTGAGGCGCCGTTTGATTGCGGCCACAAAGCCATCCGTCACCAGCCGAAGCGGCCCATCCTTCGGGCCAGCGTCGGTGACAGCCTTCATGCACTCCTTCGCCACCCTTACCTCAATGGCACGAGCGAACGGCACAACATTCAGCGGTAGATTTGGAATGCTATACCGCCCCTCGGCATCCTTTCTGTATCCAAGGCCCCAAGTGTTGTAATTGCTAATTCCTTCCTCATCCAGGCCAAGTGTCTCGGCAATTCTGCGGATTTCTGAATCCGGCAGCGGTGTCATCCCATCCTCCGGCTTGTCTTGTGTGCTCATTCAACATCGCTCCTTATGGCAGTTCGTTGTATGCGGCAACGGCTTCTGCGAAGTCGCCGCATGTCAGAACCGTTTCGTCTCCATGCTTCACCTTAAGGTGCACATGCAGTTTCGACGGATGCACAAACACAAGAAGCTCCTTCCCCAGGCCGCGCCCAGTGCTCGCTGCAATCAGGTGCTCGAACGTGAATCCATCCAGCTCATCAGTCGGGATCGTGTGTTTTGTCATGCGTCGCGCCCAGAAATCACTTGCCTCGCCCATGCAATAAATGCATCGCGGTTGCCGCTTTGTTGTGACGGGTACACATGCTGCTCGAAGTGCTCCTGAATCAGGACATCGTAGAGTTTCGACAGGTCGTCATCTGACATTCCTTCTTCAATGACGCCGGGGTCAGCGGAGAACCGCTGCGGACGTGACCCGCTAACGTAGCCATCTTCTGCCTGATACATCACATTGAATTTTGTGTTCATGTTCGTCTCCAATCAGCGCGGTCCAACGATCAAAGCGAAGTGCGTGGGCGGATTGTCACGGCTTTCCGCAACGTTGATCGCGTCATGGCGGCGCCAGTAAGGCCTCGGCCTCTTCGCGAACTCGTCTTCGTCCCATCTGGCGCAGCTCATCGTGCCACCATTCCAGGTTGGCGGCCGCACCTGCAGCGCTGCGGCTGAATTGCTCATCGTCTTGCCTCTTGGTTCTGCCTGTGCGGCAGCGATGTACTGACTATGCCCGCCAAATGGCGTTGCGTCAACACCTATTTGCGTGTCGTTGCGTTGCGCCGATTGGCGTAGTGCGTGGTACACTTGCTGGTATGGCACAAAACCCACTCAGCGCGGTAGTCGTCGCGCGCAGACTGCAGTCGTTGGCAAACTTGTCAGAGTTCGCGCGCGACTCAGGCATACCGCTTAGGACCCTGCAGCGCGTCAAATCTTGGACGGTGTTCGATCCGTGTCCGACGCAGACGACACTGCGAGCCATAAGCGCTGCGCTTGGCGCGCTGCGCAATACAGCGAAAGGCAGCAAATGAGCGAAGAGCGCTGGTACATCAGCGGGCCAGTCACGAGCTATGCAACAACAGCTTATGGAAGGGCAATTATTGAAAGTGCGCATATTCTCGCATTTATAGATGCGGAGATGCGCATGCGGTCGGCCGGCCACCATGTCGCAATCAATCCAGCCCACTACATCGCCGACCATGACGCTAGCCACGCAGACTACATGCGGTGCTCATATCGCAGCCTCGTGACGCACTGCAATGCGCTGGTGCTGCTGCCGGGCTGGCATGACAGCCGTGGCGCCCAGGCAGAGCGGCACGCGGCCCTCATGTGCGGTATGCGCGTCGCAGAACTGCACGAGCTGGTTGGAAAGTCATGATCGACTGGCGACCAATCAGCGCACCGCCAGTCATGGTCACGCGCCTGGATGAGCCGCTCAGGCTCGGCGGCAGGCATGTGCCAGGCTGCTCCTACAGCGCCCGCGTGCTGGTGCTGTTCATGCGG